TCCAATCGTCACCACCGTTGTTGGTAAAGTCGATTGTGGAAGTGCCTGCTGTATAGGATTGAATGTAATAAATTGGTTGCAAACCTATATTATCTAAATATTGAATAGATGTATCAAGTGAACCACCATATAAAAAAAAGTAAGGTAATTTATTTTGGTCTCCGGTTAATGTAATCGTAACTGCTGTGTCATCTTGCAATTCAGTTCCAGTTCCGCCAACTAAAGCTTAACCTTCTAAACCTTTATCAAGTCCATATACTTCAATCTTACCGTTGTTATTTTCGAAGAAAACAACAAGCTCTTGTGCGTCAAACAATTCAACTACTTTGTCTCTGTCACTTGGCGAATCGGTGTAAATTTTCAGTACTGCATTTTGCTTTACAAAACTTACGTTTCCTCCAACAACACCTTCATAGTTCCCGCTATGTGTATTCTTTTTACCTACAATTTGCGCTAATTCATACCGGTAGTTTGAATTATTATATTCTTTTGTCACTAAGCTATTCAAATATCCATTAGAATCAAATGTGTAGCTTTCAATTTGGTTTAACTGAGTAACCCATATCCTCTTATCTACACCACCAATCTGATTTAGTGATGAGCAAGTTGAGCCAATGCTTCTTAATATGTCAATACAATCGTTCATGCCCCTTATGGTATTTATCGTTATAAAGTCTATTTGTGTTTCCAGCACCGATTACAGTAAATGAAAGGCGTGGTTTTGTATGTTTGCATCCTTTACTCGGATAAACTACACCGTCAAACGTATATTTAGCATCTTGTAAATACTTCAATAGTTTAACTTGGTAAGTATTTTTAGTCCCTTCAATAGAGTTTACTATTTCAGCACGTCTTTTATCTGTAATTAGCTTAAATCCTTCTTGTGTATATTCTTCAAAAGCCCATTGTGTTGCGTTTAATCCCATGTAAGGCAAATACCTTTGCATTGTACAACCGGATAAAAATGGTTTAATAACCATATTGAACAACTCGTTTAGTTCTGGTTTAATTAAAGACGGTGAAAGTATCATTTCGTCAATATCTTCAATTAAAGTATCATCTAGTATAGCCGTCAAATCCAAAGTTTCAGATGCTAAAATATACGGGTTTAGTTGCTCAGCACTTGTATTTGGCGAAACAACCGGAAACCATTTGCGAATATCCGTTACATCAATCCATATAGACAAATCATTTATCATGGCTGTGGTGGTGTTTGTTCTATTGGTTTATTTGGAATACCCAATGCTTCAAGAAGTGTGTTTTCTGGAATCAAATCAATTACTTTAGTAGCCAACAACGGAGAAAGTGAGTTAAGCGTTTTAAGTATCTTATCTCCAGCAGTCGGGATATTGATTTCAACGCCAAATTCAGATATAGTCCAATCAATACCGTTGCCATATAGTTCTTTAAAAGCATCTGCAATCATTCGCTGAATAGGATTAACCGCATCACGAAGAATTGTTTTAGCTTGTTCAATAGCATCTTGATTACCTAGTACTGCAGCTTCGCTATAACCTAGTAAAACTGGGTGAACGTCCCAAAGCCTACATACGGCACGTTCAATAACGTCACGTTTACTGTTTGATGCTTCAAGGATTGGTTTTGGGTCATTCCCAGTAAATACTGGAACTTGCTCTTTTGTTTCAACAAAGTTTGTCATTACTGCAAACCTCGAAGTTAGCCCATCATTATTTTTCTTCAATCCGGTAAACTGTACCATTGATTCTTCAATCCTATCACGGTCACTTTGGTTAGTATCGTCTTTGTCCTCCGATACACCTATAAAAGTCATAGTGCCTCCAAATACAAAACCGTTCAAAACAGATTCATAATCCATCTTAGATATTTCACTAGATGTTTTTAAGTCTTCAAACGAAGCTAAAAAGTCTGGTATTGGGTAGATGGCTGAATCAAATTCATTTCCATCGTACACATAGTAAATCTCTCCACGGCTATCAAATTGCTTTTTGTTGATTTCCATATCGCTAAAACTCGCAATAGTACCTTTGAAAGACTGCAGTTTAACCCATGCGTTTTTATCGTATCTTTCAGAACCGATTGTATCATTGTAATAAAAGCAATCATCGCTACGTCTTACCTTGTGAAAAGGCATAACTTTTATTCGCCCTACCGTTCCGTTACCTAGTCTTGAAACATGAATCGCAACACCGCTAAAATAACCGAAGGATAACGCAATTTTGCTAAGTATCTTATCTGCTGTTTCTTTTTCGTTTACCTTAAATGTAGATGCTTGTGGTGTAATAAATCCATCGGCTTGTATGTAGTCGGCATATTTTTTCAACGCCTTCTTTGCCGTTCCGCTATTGTTGATAGCTTGGATTATATCTAATGGGAGGTTGTCATTGTAGCCGTATTTATAGTAACCGGTGTTTTTATCGATAAATGTAGTCGGCAAAATGTTCCTAAAGAACACTTTTGAATGTGATTTGCCTAACTTTTTTGTCATTGTATATGCTTATAATCTACTTCTACTTCCTTAATAGTACTAAATCCTTTCGGGTGAACTACTAATTTCTTAGCAGGTTTAAGACAAAGGTATGTTTTTTGGTAGTCAATTAGTATTGCATCGGCTATTTTTTTAGCCCTAATAAACATATTAATGAGTACATCGTATGCTCTTTCATGTACTACATAGGCAAAAGCCCCCCATGTCATATTTTGTTGTGTGAAATGCTCATCGAAGTAAGACGGTCTACGCCCGAACGAACCACCTAAATAAAGTATATGCCAATCATCCGGCATAACAGAAAGATAGTACTTAAAATCCTTTTCAAAAGAATCGGTAAACAAAACATCGTCTTCAAAAATAGCAATGCAAGGGAGTTTATTTTCCCTTGCATACATTAAAGCCTTTAGGTGTGATTGAATACAAGCGTACTCGTTATTGGTTACGCCTTTTATTGGTGATGTTACGGTATGTCCGTCTACTGCAATTATTCTTTCGATTTGGCTGGTCTTCCTTTCTTTTTCGGTGGAGTTACCAAAGCAACTTCCCGTTTGTTTTGTTGCGCTGTCAATAAATCTTTTTCTACGGTCGGCACTTCGTTCAAGGTTGATAAAGACTCCGGCAATGGGCGTGTTGACTGGCTTATACTTTTTTTTTCACCGCTAGTAATCACGAAGCAATGTTCTAGTGCATTTTTGTGAGCAAGTGCTACTAACTCATCGGTGATATTGTCGTTGGTAATCGTTACCAAGTTGCGTGTTTCTGTTCTAAATGTGACTTTCGTTAAGTCTTTTCTAAGTTTGTACTTTGAAATTTTTAAACTCATATAATTGTTTAGATGTTTACCAGTATTCTTTTCACTCCAAAGATAGTATCTTCTTTCAATATATCATAACGTAGCGAATTTAAACCGCTATTTCGCCATGTTTTCTCCGTTAATGTACATAGTTTCTTATTAACTTCGTATTGGCGTGTTAATTTCTGCTTAGCGTGTCTTTGCGAATAGTATTTGAACGGTTTAAATTGCACATCTAAACCTGTTAATTTAGTACGATTATATAAATCATCATCTTCGCCACCCCATCCCCAATAATCGTTACTAGAGCCGTTACATTTTAAATATGCTTCTTCTGTGAACATAGTAACACCACCAAAACACGTTGCATAAATTTCTTTGTAGTTGAACTGTTCGCATAGCCCTGATAAATGTATTGCATTTTTAAACGGTGTTTTATAAATACTTAAATCATGCGCCAATAAATCAACATCGTGAAAACAAACTATCTTTTCTGTTGTTTCATTAAATCCAACGTTTAGCAGTTTGGCACGGTTAAATAGCTTATTTCCGTACTGCTCAACAACTACAATGTCGAAGTTCTTGTAAACTTGCACGAACTTTTTAAGGTGTTCTGCTCGGTCACGGTATGGAATAATTATTTGCACGGTTGCGATTGTAGTTGCATATTACTTATTAAGCAAAGCCCATTGAATACAATTATCAATCCGCAACGTTTGCGCTATATCAACTCCATAGTGTCGGCTGTACCATGAATGGATGCCAATCGGCTTATCGTTAATTTTAATTACAGTACTCACGCCATCGGTGCTTTCAATGTCAGTAAAGTTGCCGTGTTTAAAGTTTAAATGTAGCCAATAAAAAAAACCGGCAAAAGGCTCATCTAAATTAGCGTTCTTTTCTACTTTGTTAGCGTATTCGTATTGCTTTGAATTATTGAACTCTAAAAACTTGGTTTTGATTAAGTCAACATTGAACACATTGAAAAATGGATTAACATTAAAAACTGATTTGTTTCGGTGTGAAACTACACCTCCATCGGGAACGCCACAATATGCGTAGCCTTCAATTTTCATTTGCTCAATAATAGCATCAACTAAACTTTCATTTGTCAAAAAGAAATCTTCATCACAATTAACTATGAATCCGTTGTATGTATTACCATCGAATAAATGTAGTAAGTATTCCAAAGCCCCACTGAAACCTGCAAATTGTTTGCATTGGATAAATGTGTTTTCGTTACTCCAAAATGATTTTGCTATTTTATATAACTTATCGTTTGCCGAGCGTGTGACTATTGTTTTTTTCATAGTTGTAATTTTAAATATTCAATCCTATTTTTTATCCATTCGCACGTTTCGTATTGCTCTAATTTTTTGCACTCGATTAACCGTAATTTGAGTTGATAGATAGAGTGTTCAACCTTTTGCTTACTTACTGATTCGGTTTCAACTAATGCGTTTAAATTGCCTCTGTAATAACGTTTCAGCATTTCGTACCCCTCACGTAAACACATCGAGCAATGCTCTTTTAGTTTCTCATTGTACACCTTTTCATAGTAGTATCTTATATGATTCGGTTCAACTTTAAAGAAGCCGACCGACACTATTTTTTCGTTAATTTCTTTGAGCAGTTCTGCTGAAACCATAATCAAATATAAAAAAGCCATCGAAAAATCGAAGGCTTTTTTAAAACAAATGAAGAACTAACTGTTAAATCGTTTCGGAAATGTTATCCAAATATGCTACTGAAGTTGCCAAAGAACCTCCTACAAGGAAGAAATCGGGCATTTTTGTTTGGTCGCCACTTAATGTTAAAGTGATTCCGGTATCGTCTTGCATTGCTACGCCAGTGCCTCCGGCTAATGCAGATGCTTCAAGCCCTTTGTCAAGACCGTAAATCTCAATTTTACCGTTTTCGTTCTCAAAAAACACCACCAATTCATCTGCTTTGAATAGTGCTGTAACTGCATCACGCTGAGCCGGTGTATCGGTGTAAATTTTTACAATCGCATTGTGTTTGATAAGGTTTACGTTGTTTCCAACTACACCCTCCAATGTGCCACTATGCGAATGTTTCTTTCCGGTAACAGTAATTAATTTATAGCTATCTGAACTGTTATCAGTAGCCATTGTAATTGAGTTGACGTACCCGTCTGTATCTGTTGTTGTGGATGCGATTTGCCCTAGTTGTGTAATCCACAAGCGTTTATTCACGCCTCCAACTTGATTAACCGATGCGCACGTTGCCCCAATACTTCTGAGTGTGTCGATGCAATCTGTTGATGTTGCCATTTTTTAAAATTATTTTATTGGGTTAGAGATTAGGGAGCGTGTTACCGCCCCCTTTTCTCAATTTGTTTAGAATCCTGCGATAACGTTCAATTCTCCGTAACCATATACATAGTCAATCATTGCTGATGCCGTTGAATAAACCATATCGTCTTTTCTTTCGTACCATGGTTCAATCATTTCGAATCCGCTACCGTCAATCATAATCTTATGATTGGTAGGAACAGTCAAGATAACACGGTTTGGATTTACAGTAGACGCTGGAGAACCGGTTGTATCGTACAATTTAATACCTCTATCAATGTAACTTGCATTGATTAATGGGATTCCTTGATAAGCTACATTTTTAACCCCATTAACAATAGAATCAGGATTCTGTTTTACGAATGCTGAACCATCTCCAACTTGCAAGAATCTTGCCCAAGCTTGGTAAACTGTTTTAGAAACAATAAATGCCTTTTGACCATCGTCAAACGTTTGCATTAAGTCGCTTTGCGATGTATAGATGCCATATAATGTTTCTTCGATGTTTGCAAGTGTCAAATCTGAATCAGCGATTGCACCTGCATCAACTGTTCCGTCACCATTTGAAACGCCATCCAAAAGTTTAGCGAAAACTCCATCGAATCCAGCTAACCACGGGTTTAATTGTGTTGATACCGATAAGAACAAAGCATAAAGCAAGTTAGTGTTAAATGCATTTGATTGCTTAGTAATGATACGGTCAACAATTTCCGGTGTCAATTCACCTTTTCTCCAACCGTCTGGCAAATTATCGCCAAAGATTGATTTTAGGAACGGTGTGTAGCATTGCTCGAAAGAGAAATCCAATTCAACCGGATTAAGGGCTTTCTTAGTGATTGGTGTCCCGTTTTTGTAATCCCATCCACAAGTTGTCTTGATAGTTGGGTGGTCTGTAAATTCGGTATCGAAGTATAACTCTTTACCGATTTTCCCCGAAATAATATCAAACGGCAAAGCGTTAATTTTCGGGTCATTCAATAACGGCTTCCAGAACATTTCGTATGGAATAGAACCGTTTGCTGGTAGTGTTGTGATTGCGTTTGCCATCTTTTTTGTATTGTTTTTTTTAAGTTTGTTAATTTATTTTTTAGCGTCTTTTTCTGCTCTTAGACGTGCTGCAGTTTGGGTTGGTGTTTCAGTTGATTCGGCCGGCTCTTGATTACCTTGCGACTGCCCTCCTTTAGCTTGGAAGTTTTGACCGGTTACAAACGTTGCTTCGAACTTTTCAACTTTCTTCGCAAGGGCTAAGAACTCCTCTTTCGTTTCGTTCAAAACAGTTTCTTTCTCAGCTACCAAAGTT